AACGAAACTGGAGCAAATGTTCCCGAACTCATACAATACGACTACGTTGGGAGTGATGTTCAGGCATATAGACGGGGGTTAAACAGAGAGGAGTTTCACGACCACATAGGTTTCTGGCAAGATAACTTTGGAAAAAAGTATGACCCTAAGGATATAGCTGAGGCTGAGAGTTTCTTTGATTGGATAGCAAGTAAAGACAACACTGAAACTCAGAAAATGGTGAAGATGATGCAGACCTATAACGTGGATACCAGAAGGCGTGATCCGATAGTACTGTCCAATAAGGGCGGTAGGCAAAGGTTATAGGAGGTAACTATGCTCTCATCTTTTTTTATAGGTACACTTTTGTTACAGAAGGAGAAACCCCATAAGTACACCAGTCGAACTATGGGACCTAATGGTAAGTGGATATATGACTATGGTAACGATGTAGTCTCACATGGCGCAGACGAGAATGCCTCTAGTAGAGATCAAGCTTGGCATCACCAAGATCAAGCAAAGATGCACCAAGGGAAGTTAGAGTCTCACCAAAGGCATCTCGATAGATGGGAGCCAGAAGGTCAAGCACCTGACTACTTGACCCCAATTGAGGAGTCTCAGGCTAAACGAGATGCTCATCAGGCAGCAGTAGATCACCACACAGCGGAAGCACAGCCTCATGAAGAGGCGTGGCAGCAAGAGCGACAAGCTGGTATTGACGCTTACGAAGCTGAGAGGGCTGCCCGAAGTCAAATGACTCCACATGAGAGAAATATGGAACAGGGTCGCATCTACGGATGGGACTAAGAGGAGACAACTATGCTCGCATTTTTAAGTAAACTACTTCCAAAGGAATATAAAGGGTTATTGGCTTTAGGTCAACAAATCTTCGCTAACTTGGACACCAAGGAGGAACGGGCTGACGCTCTAGCTTACATTAAGGAAGCTTTGTCTGACGGTCAAGTAACCGTTCCAGAGTGGGGTCGGATTGGCGGTAAGTTAGGCATTCTAAAAACCCGTAAAAAGAAGTAAATGAATAAAATTAAAGAATATTTTCCAATTCCCCTTATCTTGTTCGGAGGAATTATGGCAGATATTTCTCAGGATATCCTTCCTGACATTATTACTATACAAGTAATAGCATGGGTATCCGTGGTGGTCGGAGGTATAGGCCTTGCTAGAATCGTGTGGAATAAAGTACGGTTTGGTAACTAATAGGAGGAACAGGTGTTATCTACAGTAGAACCGTGGGAATCACGAGACAGAAAAGTTCAAAAACGTAGAAATATAAAAAATATGAATAGACAGTACTCTCCCGTCAAGTCTAAAAAAGTCCAAAAACCACGAGTTTCGAAAAATAGACAACTTTCTGAAATGGATTTTGATGAAATCTTCAAGATGTAAGTTCATTTTGCTCTAACTTCTGTATAATAACAATAGACAAGAAGAAGCAGTTGCGTTAGCATCTGCTTTTTTATTTGTTTTTCGCACATCGGAGGAAGTGCGGCGAGACCAACCTCCAAAAGCGATAGAAAGGTTATGGACAAAGATTTTATTCTCTTTGGAGGAATATAATGACGGATCAAAACGATTTGCTAAAGGGTAATACCCTTGCTTTGGAGGCGATTGCGGAGCAGCTACAGAAGTCTAACGACCTGTCTGCCCAGCTTGTATCCAGATTTGCAAAAGAAGATGAAGAGAAGAACGAGAAAGAGAACGAAGAGGCTGAGGTTGTTGCCAAAGCTGCATTTACTAAAGAAATTGTAAAGGCAGTCGGGAATGCTTTCGGCTTTACTAAAGGTGACGAGGCTCCCTCAGGAGAATCACCTCAAGGTATGCCAGTTGACGACTACAACCCAAAGTCAGTTTCTAGCGATGCTACTCCGCCACCTGCGGATACAGAGGAAGATGCTGACCCTAACACCGATACTGAAACCGTTCAGCAGCCTATTGCTGCTGGTGGCGACATTAGTATACCTAATGTTCAGAAACAGGAATTCCCTCCTGTTAATGGTAATGGTGTAAACGGCGCAGAAGAGTATCCTCAGGTAGAGGAAGAAGGCGTTGTGGCTGATGAAGAAGTTGACTTGGCTTACATGAAAGCTCAATTGACATCCATGGCGAAAGCCATAACTGACCTTGCTAAGGCTCAGTCTACCACTGACGGTGCGGTTGCTAATGCAGTCGAGAACCAAATGCGGAAGATTGGCTGGAAAGAAGCTGAGGTTGGTGGACGACCTACGAGCAGGATTCTCCCAGATGTGGGCGACCCTCTTCAGAAAGCAGCGGAAATTGGTGAACAGGTTGCCGAAGGTAACTTTGACCCCGAAGCCGTTGTAGACCAACTTACCAAGATGAGTTACGCTGACATGGCAGAAATGCAGGTCAGTATGCAGGGACAAGGCGACTCTTTAACGGGTATCCTTTCTCAGCCCTCAAAGTAATACAGGAGACTTTATAGCTAATGGCTACTAATCCATCACTATTTCAGTACTTCAGTCAGGCGCAACGTGGCCGTGGTTTGCTTGAGAACGTCTTCGGACCGGATTTCATGCAGAAGCAGTCATATTTTACGGTTGACTCCGCTACTGGGATATTCAATGCCACATACGGACGCAAAGTGTGGCATGCTTTGAACAACCAGACTCGATTCTGGAATGCCCTACCCCGTGTGGTATGGGGCAATAGCGTTGGTTGGCGTGTAAGGACCGACCGTGGTTCTGGGCGTTCTCGTCCGATCACGGAAACGGGAACTCTCCCGACCGTGGACATCTCAAATATTGAGAATGTTCAGTCTCTACCAAGAATCGTAGGTACAACCTTCGGTGCGGCTGTGAAGGCGATCTTCACCGCTAACCTTGAGGGTGGTGCTGGCGATATCCTTGCGATGGAGCATGAAAATGCAGAAATTGACCACGTAAAGGAAATCAATGAAGAACTCCTTGCTGGTTCTGCTTACTTGACCTCTGCTGGTGCAACCACTACTTTTACTGTTCCTGCCTCAGTTGCAAAGAACTTTAAAATTGGTGACGCAGTTTCGCAGTGGGACAATTCAGGTAGTGATTGGGATCGCACAACTGGTTCCGCAGTTTCCGCAGTAAACACCACAACTGGTGTTGTGACTGTGGCTTCTGGCACAACTTTCGCAGACAGCGACGTTGCTGCGGTTTACAGTCGTGCAGGTATGACCTCAATTGACGATATCGTTTCTGAAGACGGTATGGCAGTTGGTGGTACTTCTCACGCTAACTTCTCCGCCAACGGTGGAGTTCGAGCATACAACCTAACGTATGCTGATCGTGTTTCTGGTGCGTGGAATGCTGGTGCTTCGGTTCAGTATAACTCTGGTACAGGCCGTGACCTGTCGTTGAACTTAATTGACAACGCAATCATGAACATTCGTAAGAATGGTGGTGAGCCTAACCTCATCCTCATGGGTCATGACCAGTACTTCAAACTTGAACGACTTTTGAACTCTCAACAGAGGTACTTAGGTCAGGAAGAGTTTGAAGTTGGTGTCGGTGATGAGCGAACATTCCCAGGTACTCGAACAGGACTTGTCCTCTCGACTTACCTTGGTATTCCGATTCTTACTGACAACGACTGTCCTGTTTCAGTTTCTTCTGCTGACGCAGTTCTTGGTCAGAACATTTATGTTCTTGACACAGACTCAGTGGAAATTGCTGTAGCACAGCCGACTCAGTATGTTGAAAACCGTGACTACTTCGCAGCTAATGCGTTGGTAGTTCGTGGTCTTCTCTACACGATGGCTGAACTTCGAGCTAGGAATATTTGGCACACCGCCAAGATTGCTGACTTGAATACATAGTCTAAAAGACTTGTTGTGGCGACCCCTTCAATAAGAAGGGGTCGCCTTCTATTGAATGTAAAGTAATGTAATGGTGAATAATGCGAAGTGTTTACGTCGATGGCGTGATACAAAGTTTGGATATACAGACTAATAGGATGGTGGGAGAAATTATGAATATCATAGAAGCTTCCCTACCCGATAGTCCTCCAACTATAGCTTTGAAAAAATCAATAAAACAAACCATGTGGCGAACAAACCGCACTATTCAAGATGATGTGAACGGACTGTCTTTCACTAATGAGGACAAAATAAATGACTAAACATACGTTTAAACAATCGGATGTAACAGGGGATACCCGTGGACTAGCTCGATCCGCAATGGGGTATGACTGGAACTACTTGGCTGACGCTGAGACATTCCTTTTCGGTAGCACCGAT